ACTAAAAAAAAAGAACCAGGTAAAATAAAAAAATTTTTTGGAAAAATAAGAAAAAAAATTATTCCAACTTTCGGCGAACAGCATGAAACTGCTACAAAAGAAGGCAAAAAAACTTTTACATCCACTCGTGCTAAGGATAAAGGTGCAGGATGGTTTGGACCAAAAAGAGGCAAACTTCACTACGCTACAACGCAGAAAAAAGATGTAGAGAAAAAAATAGCTAAAAGCAAAGCAGCCGATGCAAAAATACATTCTCCACATAAGAGTGAGAAAAAACCTGTCTATGAAAAAGCAACTGGAACTAAAGTAAGCAAAAGAGGACAAGCTTTTGCTGCAGCTAGAAAAGCTGGTAAAAAAGAATTTACATTTGAAGGTAAAAAATATCACACAAGATTGAAAGGTGAAGAAAAGAAACAACCTGGATTCAAAGTAGATAAAAAAGGAATTACTTTTAAATTACCAGAATTATCAGGTGGAACAGCCAAAAAAATTAAAAAAAGAATAGGAGCACAGGGCGGTGGAAGAATCGCTGATGCTGCAAGAAAAGCACAGATTCATGGATGGTATTCCCCAGATATGGGAATGGGAGGAAGAAATCCTCGTATGGGAATGAGAGGCGGAGATCCTCGTATGGCAAGAGGAAGAGGGTATGCTAAAGGTGGATTAATTAAAGGAAAACCGAAAATAGCCGTTAAAGGTTGGTAATTTTTTAATATTCCATTTAGAAAGAATTTATGGAAGACCTAGTATTATTAGCGAAAATAAAGAAAATTGTTAACGATCGACACCAGGATGTGGTTACCACTATGGTATCAGGAGCTGTTGACAATATGGAAAAATACAACTATATGTTAGGACAGATACGAACGTATCAATATTTAAGTCAGGAAATATCCAGCCTGCTAGAAAAAAAGGAGCATTATGATACAAAAGGAACAGTTATCGACATCAAAGGTAGCCCCAAAGATAAGCCTACCAAATAAAGAATTAATTGGGGTTCAATCAATTAAAAACGAATCAGCTAAACTTCCCATTCCTACGGGATGGAGACTATTAGTTTTACCTTTTAAACAGAAAGAAAAAACTAAGGGTGGAATCATAATGACGGACGAAGCAATTGATCGTTCACAAGTCGCATCAACTTGTGGAGTGGTTTTAAGAATGGGTCCGGATTGCTACAGGGATAAAGAAAGATACCCAGATGGTCCCTGGTGCAAGGAGAAAGATTGGGTGATCTTTGCGCGTTATGCAGGATCTAGAATTAAAATTGATGGGGGTGAAGTTAGACTTTTGAATGATGATGAAGTTCTAGCGACCGTGGATAACCCGGAAGATATATTCCACGAATTTTAAACATAGAGGAGAACTATGCCAGACGAAAAAGAAAAACAAGAAGGAAAGATGGTAGACATTGACACTAGTGGACCTGGTGCCGAGGTCGATTTACCAGAAGAAAAAGTAAAATCAGTAGAACAGGAGGAAACAAATGCAAAAACTGATAGTAAGGACGATAATCAGTCCGATGATTCATCTAAGAAATCTGATCAGCAGCCTGATGTTCAAGATAGCGAACAAAAGACTGAAGTACAAGCTGAACAAGAAGAATCTGAAACTGTAAGCGAAGAAAAGAAAGAAGACCAAAAGAAAGAAATGGATGAGTATGGCGAAGGCGTTAAAAAACGTATCGCCAAACTAACTAAAAAAATGCGTGAGGCGGAAAGACAGCGAGATGAAGCTGTTCAGTATACTCAAAGCGTTATGAAAGAAAGAGATGATTTAACTTCTAGAGTTTCCAAATTAGATACGGGTTATGCATCTGAAATGGAAAATAGAATCAAATCTTCTTTAGCGGCGGCACAAGCAAAATTAAAAAATGCTAGAGAAAACAATGATATTAAATCAGAAGTAGAAGCAACAACAGCTATGTCCCAATTAGGTTATGAACAGGCTAAACTTGCCGAGTTAAAAACTAGGCAGGAAATGAAAGAAAAAGCAGCCAAGGAACAACCTAAACAGGATACTACTATTCCACCAAGTGTAGGTGCTCCAGATCCAAAAGCACAGGATTTTGCATCTAAAAACAGATGGTTTGGTACAGATTCAGCTATGACATACACTGCTTTTGATTTACACCGAAAACTTACCGAGGAAGAGGGATATGACCCACAATCAGATGAATATTATTCTGAGGTGGAAAGAAGAATAAGACTTGAATTCCCCCACAAATTTGGTAAGAAGGTAGCACCGACTAGTAAACCTACACAAAACGTAGCTTCGGCTACGCGTAGTACAAAGACCGGTCGCAAAACGGTGAAACTCACGCCTTCACAAGTAGCAATTGCTAAAAAATTAGGTGTGCCACTAGAAGATTATGCGAAACAACTTATAAACACGCAGGAGGTATAAGCATGAAAAAAGAAAATAGTAAAGCTTCCCGTGCGAGCCAGAGTAGAGTGAAAACAGAACGTAAGAAACACTGGACTCAACCATCGTACTTAGATACGCCCAACGCACCGAACGGTTTTAGACATAGGTGGGTTAGAATTGAGATTATGGGATATTCGGACACGAAAAATGTCCAAGGTCGACTCAGATCTGGTTATGAACTAGTAAGAGCTGACGAGTTCCCAGAACTTGACTACCCAGTTATTACCGACGGGAAATATAAAGGGGTGATCGGGCACGGAGGCCTTGTCTTGACAAGAGTACCGAACGAGATCGCAATTGAACGTTCTCAATATTATGCTAGTTTAGCAAAAGAACGGGATGAAGCTTTAGAACACGATCTACTGAAGGATCAAGATAAGAGAATGCCAATCAATCAAGAGAGGCAAACTCGTACAACCTTCGGTGGTAACAAGAATAGTTAATTTTTTAACAATTCTCAAACCAACGAATACATTAACCCGTAGATAATTTATTATCTACTAAGGAGACAAACAATGGCTAATACGTCAACAACCGGGTTTGGTTTGAGACCTATTAAAAACGTTGGACAGACCGACGACAATGGCGGTCTTAGTGAGTGGTCTATTGCTGCTTCCTCTGCGTTAATTTCACATCACGATTTGTGTAAAATAACGGGAGATGGAGTAATTTTGACTTCAGCGGATGCCGATGCAAATAACGTCGGTTCCCTGAACGGTGCTTTCTATACTGATCCAACATCAAACAAGCCTACGTGGTCTAACTACTGGCCCGCAAGTGTGGCAGCATCAGATGCTGTGGCATTTATCAACTCCAATCCTATGCAGATGTACGAAATAATGTCTGCTGACACATCGTTCGATCAGAACGAAGTGGGGGAATGTGCAGATGTGGTTTCAGCAGTTGGAACAACTCCGTTGTTTATATCGAAAACAAAGATATCGGCAACGACAGCCAACACGCAGGCAACATTAAAAATCCTAGGTGTTTCTAGAGATCCTGATCATTCAGACACAAGCGCAGAAGGTTTTGCTCTGAGAGTTATGATCAATGAACATATCTTAGGAAATAACGTAGCAGGTATATAAGGAGAATAAATTATGGCAATATCACGTAATCAGCTAGTTAAAGAACTAGAGCCAGGTTTAAATGCTTTATTTGGCCTGGAATACAAACGTTACGAAAACCAAGCAAGTGAGGTTTACGTAACAGAGTCATCCGACAGGGCTTTTGAAGAAGAAGTTATGTTATCGGGTTTCGCACAAGCAAGAGTTAAACCAGAAGGTTCTGGCGTTACTTTTGACAATGCACAAGAAACTTTCACAGCAAGATACACAATGGAGACAATTGCTCTCGCATTTGCTATCACTGAGGAAGCTATTGAAGATAACCTTTATGACAGACTTGCTTCTAGATACACAAAAGCACTAGCAAGATCGATGGCTAACACTAAACAAGTTAAAGCTGTTAATCCGCTAATTCAAGGATTACCGTCTACTGACAATTATGATTCAGGTGATGGTGTTTCTTTGTTTAATACATCGCATCCTACAATAGCGGGTACTTTCCAAAACACTCTAACTACTCAAGCAGACTTAAACGAAACTTCATTAGAGCAAGCGTTAATTGATATCGCTGCAATGACTGATGAAAGAGGTTTAAAAGTTGCAGCTAAAGGAACTAAAATGATTATTCCTTCTCAGCTTCAATTTACTGCTGAGAGATTGATGAAATCTCAAGGTAGAGTTGGAACAGCAGACAATGACATCAATGCAATCGTTTCTATGGGAATGATTCCTCAAGGTTATAGAGTGAATAATTACCTAACAGATACGGATGCTTGGTACATTATCACTGATGTTCCTAATGGAATGAAGCATTTCGACAGAGCTCCTCTTACAACTAAGATGGAAGGGGATTTCGATACTGGAAATGTTAGATATAAAGCTAGAGAAAGATACGTTTTTGGCGTATCCGACCCTAGAGGAATATTTGGCGTTGAAGGTGCTTAATAACTAAAAAATTTTGGGGCGAACATAGTTTCGCCCCAATTTAAAAATAGAAAGAAAAATCCATGAGAAAATTCCTAGTAAACATTTGGGCTTACGATTATCACGCTAAATTTGAGGTTTTAGCGGAGGATAACGCTGAATCTATTGAAAAAGCAGTCCTTGACAAAATAGGAGAAAAGTCTATAAAGTGGGAATCAACGGGAATGTTTAGGGATACTCGTAGAATAACCTATGAGGAGGTTATTAATGATACAAGACCTGTACAAACAAAAACGGTCCTTGGAGTTGAAGTGGCAGTTGGAGTATGAGCAAAGTGGTAAATATACTCTTAATATGGTTGAAATCGATAATGCAGTTAAAGGTATTATCACTGAGATCAAACTTGAGGAACGTAAAATTGCAGACAGAGAAAATGCAATTAGGAGTTCTGCCCCCGAAGTTTCTGTGGCTACTTAGATAAACGCCACATCGCTGAAATCGTATATTTCTGTAAGGATCTCTTGCACTCTACTAAAAACTATCATATAAATAACTCACTATACAATTAATTTATTGGATATAGACGCGTATAGTCGACGGCCTAGAGACTATATCCACATTAACTAGGAGGATTTAATCATGGCAAGAACAAACTTTGCAGGACCTATCAATGAAGGTAGCGTTCAGCAAAACACAGGGACTGAGTTTACCCCCGGTAAAGTACGAAATGTTGGCTTTGTTACGAATACACAAAGTTTCTATTTTGACTATACTTCAGTAAACTTTACTGTTGATGACAACAGATTCTTTACCGCTAGTACTTCATCTGGTGCGCAAACATTGTTAGAAACCGATGTTTCAGGAATCGAGATCAACGGCAATAAACATGCAATGACTATTGCGTTCACATCCGCAGGTGCGGATGCTACAGCAAGCACAACGGCAACGGTAGTAGGTACTGATGTTTTCAATCAGTCTCAAACCGAAGTCGTTTCTTTAGCAGACGCAGGAGTGGCCCATTCGACTGGAGCTTTTAATACTTTGACGAGTATTACTTTTTCAGCGGCACCATTATCTGGTGGATGTAAATGTGGACTGTTAATTAGCGATACGATAACATTTTTATGTCAATCGCCTTTTAATGGATATCCTTTGTCTCAAACTTCAACTACAGTTGATAAAAACTTAGCGAATAATATTAATATTCCCGCTTGGTCTAGAATCACTGGATTGAGATGGCTGAACGTTGTTGCGTTTAATCCAGGTGGAAATTTAACAGCTAAATTTGGTGCAAACCAACATACAGCTGCTGATACTTGGACATTAGACATGGATTATTTTGCAGGTGTAACTGGAGATATCAAAGGACTCGGGCATTACAATATGCCAGTGGACTTAGATGTTGCTACAGGTTCACAGACAAAAAACATTTTGAATGTCTCTGGAAGTGATACTAGTCCGTATGAAAACGACAAACTATTGGCTATTACGTGTCTTCAAACCAGTTCGGTTGCGAGTGCAGGTGAAGCAATAATTTATGTTGATTACGTACAAGGGATAAACAACACTAACTAATAAATTTGTTCTAAGCTCCTTCGGGAGCTTAGAGAATTAGGAGAAAAAAATTATGCCAAACGTATCAAGCGTAAAGTCGAAACAATTTGTACAAGGGACTCATACCTCTAAAGTATCAGCTTCTGGTACAGCTGCTTCTTTAGCAATAGATGATGGTGGCCCTTGGGTTAATGCTCAAACAATAACGATAAAATCAGCAGGTGGTAATAACACAGGAAATGATTTTACAGTCGTAGGAACTGATGCTAATGGAGATGCTCAAACAAGTGCTGCTACTACTGGCCCAGGCTCTGGTGCTACTGTAAGTATATCTGGAACTTGGTTAAGTGTAACAAGCATTACTTCTGATGGAGCTATCGTTACTGATATTGAGGCAGGAGTAAAAGATGGAGCAACCACAGGAACTCTTTTTGCTGGAAGAACTAGAATAAGAGGAATGGCTGGAAGTGGCGCTGGAGCTGGACATGTGAATTTTAAAAATTCATCTACTACTGGCACAACTCAGCATACCGAATATACCCAAGCTGCTTTAATAGATCCTTATATTCCAGATAATGGAATCTTATTTAAGGATGGTTGCTATGTACAAGCGACAGCAAGTGCAGTTGTAGGAATAAGTATATTCTACGACGGTTAGGGGTAAATCATGCCTAACACGACTTCCGATAATTACACTTTTGGAAAAACTTTTACAATTGCCGATATCGTTGAAGAAGCTTTTGAACGCGTAGGCTTTCCTAATGTTTCAGGTTATCAATTAAGAGCAGCAAGACGATCTCTCAACATTCTTTTTCAAGAATGGGGAAATAGAGGATTACATTATTGGGAAGTAGGAACTTTAAATCTTACTTTGACCCAAGGAGAAAGAGAATTTACTTTTTATAGATATCCATCTGATATGCCCACGACTGGGGCCACAGCTTTACAAAAATCTAATGGACTTAATACTACTCTAGATGGAGCTATTAGTAGCACCAGTGCTACGAGTGGAATCACTATGGATTCTGTTACAGGAATGAATAATCAAGGTACCATTAGAATTGGTACTGAAGATATAACCTATGTTGGATTTAGTGGTTTAGAATTAACTGGAGTAACACGTGGAGCGCATAGTACAACTGCAGCAACCCATTCTGATGGTGCAACCGTTACTAATTATGTTCCAGGTTTCTCGGATATAGAACAATGTTCTTTACGAACAAACATGGGCGCTAATACTCAATCGGATGCAGCTCTGGGTAAAGTGGATCGTTCTACTTATTCAGGTTATGCGAATAAAGAATCCGAAGGCACTCCAAGTAATTTCTGGGTTCAAAGATTTATAGATCGAGTAACGATGACTATCTATCCAACTCCCGATGCAAGTAAT